CTAGTTCAAGAATTGGAAACAATGATTGAGTCTAGAGCGCAGTCCGTTGCCGCAGGCAATTGCAAAGATTTAGAAGAGTATCGAAACACAACAGGGGTTATCCGTGGTCTTGCCCTTGCTGTGGATTTTATTAAAGACCGCGAGCAAAAAACAAAGGACTCAGATGAGTGAACTTTTAATTAGCGATGCCTTGGGAAATATAACAAAACTCCCAGAAAAGGTTGAGCAAAAAGCAACACAACTTCCAAAGCCAGCCGGATATCATATTTTATGTATGGTCCCTAAAGCAGACGAAGAGTATGAAAGTGGTTTAGTTAAGTCAGCACAGTCCATGCAGTACGAAGAGGTTTTAACACCTGTTTTATTCGTAATGGCTATTGGTCCTGATGCTTACCAAGACAAAGAGCGCTTTCCCAGCGGTCCGCTGTGCAAAGTAGGTGACTTCGTGTTAATTCGTCCAAGTTCGGGTTCAAGACTTAAGATTCATGGTCAAGAGTTCCGGATTATTAACGATGATTCCGTAGAAGCCGTTGTCGAGGACCCGAGAGGTGTCACCCGTGCCTAATAAAGATAGGATAGCAAACATACCGGGCTATTTTTTGCCCGAGCATAAGGAGATTTAAATGGCTAATGAAGAATTTGGAGCCGTAACTTTTGGTAAGGGCGGTAAAGTCATTCCTTTAACCGAGGAATCTAGTACTTTCGAGTTCCCTGATGAAGTTGCAGCCCGCGAAGAAAAAGAAGTAGAAGTAGAAGCAAAAGCGCAGCCGGAATCTGAGGTAGATATTGAGATTGTTGACGATACTCCCGAGGAAGACCAAGGCCGTGAAAAGATGGAGGCCGACCCTTTAGCTAAAGATGAAGACGATGAACTGCTTAGTTATGACAAGAAAGTTCAAAAGCGCATCAAGAAGCTAACTAAGGGTTATCACGACATCCGCCGCGAGAAGGAAGAAGCGGATAAACAGCGTGAAGAGGCTATTAGAGTCGCTAAATTCCTAGTAGAAGAGAACAAAAGGATTCAAACAACTCTTCATGAAGGAAGCAAAGTCTACATCGAGCAAGGCAAAGGCGCCGCTGAAGCTGAACTTACTATGGCTAAAAAAGCCTATAAAGAGGCTTATGAAGCCGGAGATAGCGATGCACTAGTAGAAGCACAGCAAGCGATAGCAGAAGCAACGTTAAAGCTTGACCGTATGAAAACTATGCAGCCTATCGAGCCTAAAGAGCAAGAATATAATTTACCAGAGTCACAACCAGAAACACCAGCTCAAGACCCCAAGCTAACAAAATGGCTTGATGCAAATGACTGGTACGGTGGTGAAACTCCGGAAGAAGATGAAATGACAGGTCTTGCCATCACTATTCATAACCGCCTCGCAAGAGAATTTGGTGAAAAATATGTTGGCTCGGACGAGTATTATGCAAAAATTAGTGATACAATCCGAAAAAGATTCCCCGATTATTTCGGAGCAGATGAAGAATCAGAAGTTAAAGAAGAAGTAAAAACACCGGTTAAAACCCGTGCCAAGCCCGCTGCTGCCGTTGTAGCTCCTGCTACTCGCTCAGTTGCCCCCAAGAAAGTCCAATTAACGCCTACTCAGGTACAGATTGCTAAGCGCTTAGGTGTGCCTCTAGAACTGTATGCCAAGAAGGTTGCCGAACAAATGAATGGAGATAGATAATGGTTAAGAAAGTTACTCGTGATGCAGAAGTACGTGATACCGAGGCACGCCCAGTAGAGATGTGGACCCCTCCACAGTTATTACCAACACCAGATGAGCGCCCAGGTTGGGTACATCGTTGGGTGAGAACTTCTACAATGGGTGCATCTGACCCAATGAATGTCTCCGCAAAGCGTAGGGAAGGTTTTGAGCCTGTTAAGGCTGAGGATTACCCAGAGCTTATGAGCCACGCGTCCGTTGACGGACAGTTTAAAGGTTCAATTGAAATTGGTGGTTTAGTTTTATGTCGTGCCCCTGAAGAGTTTATGAAGCAACGTGCCGCGCATTATGACAAGTTGAACAATTCTCAGATGGAGTCAGTAGACAACAACTTCATGGCCCAGAATGACCCACGTATGCCGATGTTTAAAGAACGGTCTACTAAAGTTACTTTCGGCAAAGGAAGTTAATTTTAATTTAATTTAAGGAGCTTTTTATGAGCACAGTAGCAAGTCCCTATGGACTAAAACCGCTCAATTTAATTGGCGGTCAAGCATTTACTGGCGGAACAATCCGTGAGTATCAATTGACTTACAACAACACAGCACCAATTTTTAATGGTGACTTAGTTGCTTTGGGCACAACCAGCAATACTCCTGGTCAGCCTACCGTAGTAACCGCTTCTCCAACAACCAGCTCTACTGGTATCGTTGGCGTTTGCGTTGGCGTTCGCTATCAGTTATCTGGCCAGCAACTTGGCTATCCTTTGTATGCTCAGTATTTACCAGCTAACGCTGTTACTGCTGGCTATACCAATATTTTCATTCGTGTAGTAGAAGACCCAGACCAGTTGTTCCAAGTACAAGCTGCCGGTTCTGTAACTTACACATCTATTGGTAAAACTGCAGCTTTGGGTAACTACACTGGTGGTACAAGCAGCACAACAGGTAATACATCTACTGGTGATTCAGTCGTTAACTTGACTGGTACATTATCAAGTGGTGCATTGACTGTAAGCAACGCTTCTACAGCAGCCGTTAAGATTGTTGACTTGGTTAACTCCAGCTCTACTTTCGGCGGTAATTTCCCATCTAACCCAGGTGACGCGTACACCGATTGCATCGTCAAGATTAACTTTGGCGTTCATTCGTACTACCAGTCTGCTGGTACATCTAACTAATAAGGAGCTAAAAAATGGCTATTTCACGTTCACAACTCCTTAAAGAGTTACTCCCAGGTCTAAACGCTTTGTTCGGACTCGAATATGCACGCTACGGCGAAGAGCATAAAGAGCTTTACGAGATCGAATCTTCAGAGCGTTCATTCGAAGAAGAAACCAAGTTGTCAGGTTTCAGTGCAGCCCCAGTCAAAAACGAAGGTGGCGCTATCTCTTACGATAATGCTCAAGAAGCATGGACTACACGCTACTCACACGAAACCATTGCTTTAGGTTTCTCAATCACTGAAGAAGCGATTGAAGATAACTTGTATGACTCATTGTCTGCTCGTTACACTAAAGCTCTAGCTCGTGCGATGGCTTACACCAAGCAAGTTAAAGGTGCTTCAGTATTGAATAACGGTTTCTCTAGCTCCTACATAGGTGGCGACGGACAATCATTGTTCTCTACAGCTCACCCATTAGTTTCCGGTGGTACTAACAGCAACACTTTCAGCACAGAAGCTGACTTGAATGAGACTTCTTTGGAAGCCGCTGTAATTCAAATCGCTGCTTGGACTGATGAGCGTGGTCTGTTGATCGCTGCTAAACCTAAGAAATTGGTTGTTCCACCATCATTGATGTTCGTTGCAACTCGCCTGTTAGAAACCAAACTCCGTGTTGGTACAACTAACAACGATATCAGCGCTATTAATAACAATGGCACAATCCCTGAAGGTTACACAGTTAATCACTTCTTGACTGACGTAAACGCATGGTTCTTGTTGACTGATGTTCCAAATGGTATGAAAATGTTCGAACGTACTCCACTCCAGAATTCTATGGACGGTGACTTCGATACAGGTAACGTACGTTACAAATCCCGTGAGCGTTATTCTTTCGGCTGGTCTGATCCACTCGGAGCTTTCGGTTCTTCTGGTTCGTTCTAATCTGAATGTTCCTACTAAAAACCCAGCTCACAAGGCTGGGTTTTTTCTTTCTTCGTAGTGATATACTCGGTGGCAGTTACTGCACAAGACTATACATTTTTCTATTTCTTTTGTAGCCCGTTTGTACTGACCATTTTTGCTAAATTTACTTACTATGCCATCTTTTTTGGTAGGGTCGGTGTGGTGAAAGTCTAATGCTGCTGGATGAGAAAACCCACATTTTGCGCATTTAAGGGTACGTTTGAATACATCCCAATCCACTCGAAGTTGTTTTTTCTTTTCTGCCGTTCGTTTTTTAACGGCTTCTTTATTCTTTAAATAATGCTCACGGCTGTACTCTTGATGTTTCTTTTTTCTTATGCTCTCGTCTTTGTATGGCATCAGGCTGTACCTTATATTTCCAATAGATTGCGTTTTTAAAAGACCATGGGTTTCCAGGAGTATATATCTTAAAACCCGCATTAATCAAAGAATTACTTGACGCAGGGTTATTTGTTGTATCCGTAATACACCAGTTCCAACCAAGACGGCGGGCTTGAGACAATCGTGCTCTAATTAAACAGGTTTGAATACCATGCCCAGTAAATCCATTTAGTACACCAGCTCTACATAAGTAACCTGTATCTGTCCATTTTATCGAGCGTACCAGACCCGCAAAAGCGACGGGCTTCCCACATTCTGCATATGCTATCCACCAGTGACCCCGGGTTGGTTCGTACGGCTGGTCCTCCGGAAGTATTTTCTTCTGCAAAAATAATAGAAGGTTTTGAATTGCCGAGTTTCTTATGTCCACTTTTTTTACTGTGAATTGCATTTTTCATAGCCCCCCAATTATTTACATGATTTAGTACATTTTACAGAAAAAACATGTATACTTCGGATATCTGGGTAATTTCTCTTACCGGACTGTCCCAGCAGACGATGCAACGATTGGTAAGAGTAACTTTTGCATAAGGAAAACTTATAATGGCACGTTCCACCTTTGAAGGCCCGATTCTATCTGGTCCAAACCGTTTTTCCCCTTTCCGCAACGTCGGTTACACTGATTTAGTTCAGGAAACCTCTATTGTTTTAACCAACTCTACTAATGGTACTGCTGGTTATGCTGGTGGATCTGGTCAATTTGTTAACGGAAATACCGTTCCTAACGTAAACGCTACTGTTTACACCCCATCTTCTAGCGTCTACCCACCTGTAGCAGCTACTATTACTGCCGATGCTGGAACTGGCGGTACAGGTACTTTGTACCGTGGCGTTACATTTTGGCTACCATATGCCGCAAATATTAACGATTTCTTGATTGATACCAATGTGGCTATTACTGCTACTGGCGGTACTATTGGTACTGTAACAGCTAGCATTGGTAACGCTTTTAATACAACTACTTATGGAAACGTAGCTTCTATGAATGCTGCTACCGGCCGTAATACTGTTGCTTTAACTGGCGCTCAATTGCTTGCACAAAACTCTACAACTGGTGACATTACAGTTTCTCCAGTACAAGCCTCATCTCAGTATGCTGGATTAGTCTCCCAAGTTGTTGTAACTTTGACTATTCCTTACACAGCTGGAACAGGTACAACTTTGCCAGTAATTACTGCAGGTACATTTACTT